TTCCCAACTCCAGAGTGTGTGGTTAATACACTCCCACCCAGCCTCGTTTTATTCCCGTGGAACGAGGTATAACCACGAGGGACGGGTCACGTCCGCTTGGAAGCACTTGCTCCCTGAGTAGACGTGTCCAGCTATCGAGTTTAGATGCGACCTTTTTGGAGGTCACTCGAAGCATCTTGAACTCAAATCGCTGATAGCGAACGTTCCAACGGCGTTTGAAGTGCCGAGTGTTAAACTCGACAGCTTCTTCCGGCGTAGAAACAATTACACACGGGTAGGAACTAAAGGAGGTGCCACGGGGAAGAACCCCATAGACCCTTTCTAGCTCGCTCCTGATGTAACTTGCTGCGTTAACGTAGCCGCGAGCAGCCAAGTGATTAGCTGCTTCCGACCACGAAACGTAGCAGTTCCCGTCCCCAGATCGATCCGTCCAAAGAGTCTTTACCCGAGTAGGAGTGACTTGAACGCCGTTAAAGGCGTCCATGCCGCAACTCTCCCGGAAAAGGCCTTTGGTACAGCACTTAGAACGATTGACAACTAAGCCATATCGTTCAAGTGCTGTGACGCAGTCGTCGACCCATGCTGTAGGAATGACTATGTCATCCCCATAGACATAGATCTCAGACGCCACCTTCTTAAGTGGCAAACGCTTCTGAGATACTACAGCTGCAGTGCAGATACACCAGAATATATACGCCTCAACGGGGAAGCATAAAGCTGACCCCATCGGCGCATACTTCTGGAGATCTAACACTCTTCCACTCGGTAAGAGTGTAGCAGCGGTCCGACATGCTAACAGCCTAGTTAGAAGGTCGGGTATTTGGGAAAATACCTGACTGACTAACTTGACTGAAACACGATCCGACGCATCCTTGAGATCAATCGTAGCGTACTTTCCATCCGATGAGGATGAGAGAGCAAGCTGGCGATTGATTTCTTGGTTCGTGAAGTTCACATGACCACGAGTCAGTTTCGAGTCTGACTCTAAGAAATGTGAAATCTTCCGTCCCAGACCTTGCTGTATCCATTGGTATTCCAATGGTTCGCAAGAGATGAGACGCGGGCCTCGGGAATCTTTTGGAACAAGTATAACCTTTGCGATACCGCGATCAAGCGGTCGTAAAGATTTATACCATTCCAAACGATCAAGGATCTCAAGGGCGCCCCCTACTATGAAATAATCATAATAGGGGTAAACAGAGTGAATCGGCTTGTACTTGCGGGTGAAAACCCACTTGTCTTCAAGCCGTTCACCTGTTGCCACTGAACCGGGACCGTGACGTGGAAGAATATCCTTCGGATCAAATCCGGAGAATACAGTCTTAGTAATCCTTGACATCAGATGAATTACTTCATCGTCATCAGGGATTACGAGACTCTCGAGCGCAGCCTCAGTGCTAACAAAGGAACCAATTACTTGGTTCTCTTGCTCTGCAGTGTAGCTTAGCTCGAGCTTGTAAACCACGAAGCAGATCTGACGAATGTGAGCAACAATCGTCGGATCTACATTGTCCCGGACACTCCCGTCATCTTCGAGAACGAGGGTAAAGTACGCCTGCAGGAAAGCAGGTATACTACTCCCCTTCTTGGTCGCAAAACCAGGAGGAGGAGAGACCTCAGTCTCTACCAAACATTGATCAAACCACTTCCCTAACCGAGGAAGTGTTTTGGTCAGGAAGGATAAACCTTCACAACGATATCGAGACTTAATAGTCTCGATATCCTTGCGAAGGTTTACTCGACGACGAGGGCACGGTGGTCCGTCAAGGATCAGCTGCAAACAAAGGTTCAGGTATATCTCCTGAACTTGGCTTTTCGAAGGTTCCATATGGAGCCTTTCCAACAGCCAAAGCTCGCCAAGACATTCGCTAACGACGGTTCACTGGAGGGTAGAGCCTACCAGCCAGAAAACCGAGAGTAGCGACGAGTACCCCCACCACGAAGAGTACTAAAGCGTCGGAAACGAGAAATCCGACGCCGATAGTCTCACCCAATTTCTTACTCCTTTGTAAGGAATTGATCGATGATCTCCAGAGAAGGTTAACCTTCTCCCCTAAGGAGAGCATCGATGTTGGTGGTAGCAGTGACCGTAGTCAACTGACCATCCGTCAAGAAGTCTGCCAGGTTACATACCTGGTCATAGACGATCTGTGACGTCATGGCAGAGTTACGCGGAACCTGCAACGTGAAGTTGCAGACAAGCGTAACGAGAAGACCGTTGGCGTCTTCGACAGTTCGCGAGAACTGAACGAGATGACGGTCAACGGTTGCTGCTCCTTTACCTGAAGAGCTATGCTTGATAACCATCAAGCCAGGCGCATTCAGGGTGGTGGCAACATCGATGCGTTGAGTGCCGTTCTGATCGCTCCGAAAGAGACGATAGACGACATCATCGCCCGACTTGTCATCAAGGGTAATGTCATTGGCGAGCATTAGGCTCCTTTGTCTTAGCTACAAGGTAGCTACGGCATTGTAGCATTGCAGCTAAAGAAGTGCAGCTAGTGTTTTCGGCCACTGTTCAACAGGGCCATCGAAAGCAACTGCTGCGACGTTGTTAGTGTCCCCGACCCGATGATCTGGGTTGGGTCCACTGGCAATCCGACAAACCTCCTGTAAAGACGCTCTTGGACAACTCCGCCACCACGGCGCTGGTAACCAGACGTCGTGTTGACTTCGAAGTCCACTCGGTATTCGGCACTCTCGGTAAGAGAATAGCCGAAATCGATACAATGCCATTCCCCAGGGAAGGGCTGGATTGTATCGAGTCGAGACAGCACATTCCCAAGCCTACCAAACCAATCGGCTACGAAGCTAAATGGAATAGCATTCCATAAGGCTTCAGTCGGGCTCAGTAGGCCAAGTGCTGCAGTAGCGCCCCTGATGGTAGCCTCAACTCCGTAGAGACTCTCCAAGCGATGGAAAATGTATCCCGTCGCTTGGAAGAGGCACTCGGATTTGACCGGTGTCAGGACAGTTCGATATCCGGTTGGATCATCCGGGAACGAACTGAACGTGGCAGTTGCCGTAGGAAGATCGACGTTGATCTTCTGTTGGTGACCGACACGAACGCGCTTTCCATAAGTCTGACGAAGGTAGGCAAGCCTACTTTCAACAGTCTTAAGGATAGAGCCCAATTTCTTAATATCAGCAACGAGGGGTTTCACCCCGAATTGCCAATTAAGATATTGGCCTGAAACCGTACGGGATAACCCTTCCGCGATTGATGGGATTAAATCCCCTAATTCGCGTAGCTCCCAACCGAAGTTAAGAATATTAACTTCTGTAGGAAGTTGCTCTGACATGGCTATAAAAGCCGCGTCAACAGCTAGGGCAACCCGTCCATCAGAGACATGAGGGCATTGAAACCCAGCTGGCCAAAACTCCGTTTGTGGAAGGGGGCATCGATCATCCCTGATCGAAAGCGTCCCACCATTGGAGATGTTCCAGCTGCCGCCAGACACCTGGGAATGGTGTCGAAGATGACGATGATGTACAGGTTTGTACCTGCGATCATCGCCCACAACGTCAACGATAACGCTACGTTGTGTCCAAAAGGTACCTCCTTGCCGGAAGTAATCTTTATCGTCACCCGGCCCTCCGGCCGGATGAAAATAATGAAACTTCCAGGGGAGGACTTTGGAATCTTGCTTCTCGCGGACACGTGAGTGTGGATTCAATCGTCGGACCCTCCTTGACCAAACACACGCGTGCTCAGTCAGTCGAAGAGGAGCCACCACGTTG